CTTGACAGCCCAGACAATGATTACCAATACCAAGAAGCAATGGTCGGTTACTCAATGAAGATTCCAGAGTATAGAGATTGCGTAGATTTTAAATACAAAATTGATGACTTTGATGACGACACTTCAGAGTGGGGCGACAAGCTTAGGAAGCTTGCTGAAGAAACTATTTACAGGCAAAAGCAGATAGTTAAAGACTACACACGTAGATATAACATCGGAGAGCTCCGTTATTGGGAAGCAAGTAATTATGTTAGATATGGCCCCGGACAACACTTTCAAGAACACCACGACCATGGATACTCGTACAACTGTGTAGTGTCTCTAGTTGCTTACCCTAACGATGACTATGAAGGTGGAGAACTAAATTTCCGACTACAAAACGTGACAGCTAAAGCTAGAGCAGGAGACGTTTTCATCTTCCCGTCGAACTTTATGTATCCGCACCGAGCTATGCCAGTTAAGTCTGGTACTAAATACTCAATCGTTACTATGTTGGACTATTCGGATAAGTTCCACGGCGGCGTTTTCTTGGAAGAGACTGACAGCTAGTGGGCCTATTTCAAGTACAAAAAGCTAGGCCAGATGCGGCAACAATCGAGCCGCTTCAGGCTACTCGCCAGTGGATGGATGAAACTGACGCTAAGCACGCATACATGTGTTTTCCGCTAAACCTGACAAATCGTCTAGGCTGGGCCGTCTCTTTTCCTGATGACATTAGCTTTATCTGGGATGGAATTACTGACACAACTCCCGACCACATAAAAATTCTTAAGGGAGAAAAATGGGTATCAACTAATAGAGGAAACGCCACTGTAAGTTTTTACGCGGGATTGATATTTAAAACTGACGAGCTGACTAGCACTCTAGCAATGCCAGTCCCGAATCTTTTCGTCAGGGGAGCACATGCATACACAACACTAATTAGTACGTCTTTCTACATGCCAGAACTACCCCTAGCTTGGAGAGTGACCGAGCCAAATATAGAAATTACCATCCCAGCGGGACAGCCTGTGTTTTCCATTCTTCCAATATCCCTCACTGGGCTAGAAGAAAATTACACGCTAGAAATTATTGAAGAGCAGCCATCTCAGGAGTACTGGCAAGAAGTAACTAAGTATGGGGACGAAGCTCAAATTAAAAACGGAGTAGGAGATTTTTCAAAGATGTATAGAGAAGCAGTTGACTACACAGGAGCTACCGTGGGAAGACATGAGACCAAGTCACTAAGGCTAAAAACTGTAACATGCCCCTTTACAGGACAGACTTACGAAGTAGAAGATACGGACACTGAAGGCGAGGAGCCTATTGGACACTCGTAAGATTAAGTTTTCAATAAATCGTCCTTGGCTTACTAGACAGAGCGACTCTCTGCCAAAGCCAACCCTCAAAACAATTCCAGACTGGTATAAAAACGCAGACAGATTTGCAATTAATCCTGTAACAGGGAAGCCATGGGAGATGCCAGATGAAAGCGGCAAGATTGGCAAGATTCCAACTTGGAAGGCTTGCCCTGCTGTATATGACATTATGGGGACAGGGTACGTATATAGAACCCCCTGCGACATCGAGTTCTATGAGGACAGCTCTGGAAACATCCACGCCAAAGTTTTAGATGACAAGAACAAAGACTTTCTGCAGGACAGACCTCCGATGCCTCAATTCCAAGCACCCATGGGATTCCACGAAAAGCATTTTGCATGGTGGGCCGATTGGGCTGTAGAAGTGCCAGAAGGGTACAGCGTTTTATACACTCAGCCATTTAATAGGTTTGAATTGCCTTTCGTTACAACTAGCGGAATCATTGACAATGACAAAGTAACTCTTCCGGGCACCATGCCATTTTACGTTGTTAAAGGGTTTACAGGGATTTTGCCTGCAGGAACTCCGTATGCTCAAATGCTTCCATTTAAAAGGGAGAACTGGGAGTCAGAGATTGACGATGCCATAGAGTACGAAACCATGAGCAAAATCAATCAAGAGAACAGCGACAAATATAGAGTGCCAGACGGTGGCGTTTATCAACGCGAAGTCTGGGAGAGACGAAAGTACGAGTAGGGTAAAATAGATATCATGCTAGAAACAGACCAGACTGACTACACCAATAATCACAACGACGAGCGAGTTTCTTTTACGCCTTCAGGCTTTTTCGGAACATCTGCTGACAACATTGTAGAGATTGAAAACTTTATGACTCCCGAAGAATTGGAGCTTCTAAATTCTTTTGCAAGACAGAACACACTTTGGGACAAAACAGAGACTCACTATAACGAAGAAGGCACCGTAATTTACGATTCCTCTTACTGGGAAGATAGAGTAGCTACAGCCACAACTTTAGATAAGGCTGACCCAAGAATTACACCGACAATAATCAATATGCAGCAAAGACTAAAAGAAAAGGTTGACAAATTTTTTGATGTTGACGCTAAAGCAACTAGTCCTGCAATTGTTAGGTGGCTTCCCGGTCAGCTACAGATGCCGCACGCAGACAAAGAACTGCACGAAGGTGAGCACAAGGGGAAGCCAAACGATTTTCCCTACTACGACATCGCTGGTTTGTTTTACATCAATGATGACTACGAGGGCGGTGAACTGTACTTTCCACATCAAGGCATTCAATTTAAGCCTAAGGCAGGGGCAGCATACTTCTTTCCCGGAGACATGGGATATATCCATGGAATTACTCCAGTAGAATCTGGCATCAGATACACGGTACCTTTTTTCTGGACTATTTTGGCTCACACGGGTGACAGGCAGCCCTAATGGAAAAAATTATTCATAAAGATGACGTAGTAGAGGTACGTGGATTTCTAACAAAAGAAGAATGCCAAGCCCTAATTGAATATTACGAGAGCGATGCAGATTCTTGGCAGCTAACATGCTTTTTTAATGCAAGAGTTATGGACCCTCTAGCTCCTTGGAGGTCGTCTAATAACGAGACTGAGATTGACGAGCCATACATGAGAGCTCTCAGACAGAAATTTCAGGAACTAGCTGAAGACACTTTTAACAAAGAGCTAAAAAATCTAACACTAAGCTCTCACAAATGGCTTCCCGGTGCATTCGCTGGGTTCCACTCAGACAACACGGAACTAGACGGCACACCTAATGCGTGGCAAGAAAACAAACTAGTCACTATCTTGTACCTCAATGATGATTACGACGGGGGTCACTTAATTTTTAGAGACCACCCTATCGACATCGCACCAGAGCAAGGAACCGTGGTTGTTTTTGATGTGGGAATTGACAATGTCCACGGGGTTACCGAAGTCGAGTCTGGCAGCAGATGGACAATGCTCGCCTCTTTTGACTATGCAGACTCTACATATCCTCCCGAATACTGGGAACTAAAACAAAAAGAACTTGAAGAAACTGCAAAAGTGCATGAAGAGCAGCACTCTCAGTGGGAGACAGACGGTATTCCCGAAGACGGAGTCCTAAAACTGAAAGATAAGTAGGTAAAAAGTTGCTTGACAAATCTTCTTTCATAATCTATAAAGACGAACCTACAACACTGAGTCAGATTGGTGTTACACAAAATAAAATTGTAGAAATTCCTAATTTTCTAGACGCCGATACTTGCGAAAAAGTAATTTCATTTTTTGAAGCAAAAGACGAAATGTGGGGGGATATTGCCTTCTACGGGTCAAGCGGAATGGGCATCTCTTCCGAGGACCCGAAGATTGTCGAATTAGGGCTACCAGCTAATTTTTTTGATGCTCTGCGAGAAAGATTTGCAGAAGCAGTAGAAGCTGTTTTTGACACTCCCGTTAGGCCTAACACATCTCATGCTCAAAAATGGGATGTAGGAGGTTTTGCGTCACCGCACTCGGACAATTCTGATTTCGATGGAAATCCGACTTCATTTGAAATTAATAAGTATGTAGGAATTCTTTACTTAAATGACAACTATGGTGGCGGAGATTTGTACTTTAGTGACCGCGAAGACATAAATACCCCAAAGCTATCTATATCCCCTAAAGCAGGCTCTTACATTGTGTTCCCTGGGGGAGTAGAAAACATTCACGGTGTAACTGAAATAACTTCTGGAACTAGATATACAATGGTATCATTCTGGGATTTCGCGGACGCAGAGTATTCCGAAGAGCGTAAAGCTCAGTGGGAAGCAGAAAAAGAGATAGTCGAACGAGAAAAAGAAATAGCTCGCGAAGAGTGGGCCAAAGGAAATAAGTGGGCATAATGCTTGGAAATCTAGATAAGTCAACCTACGTCTACTTTAAAGACGAGCCTGTAGAAAACAGCAGACTGGGCATAACAGACAATCGTATTGTTGAAGTGCCCAACTTCGTGACACCTGAAGTTGCAGAAGGCATGATTAAGTATTTTGACATGGTCGGCGAAGAGATGTGGGGAGACATTGCTTTCTACAACTCTAAAGGCATGGGACTTCCACCAGACGACCCTAAGTTTAAGGAGTGCGGCCTTGAAGACAAGTTTTTTGAAAAGCTTAGGGAAAAGTATCAGGAGTGCGTCTCCCTAATTTTTGAACGACCCGTCCGACCAAACACATCCCATGCTCAGAAGTGGTATGAAGGTGGATTCGCAGCTCCTCATTCTGACAACTCGGACTTCGATGGAAACCCTACGGCTTTCGAAATTAATAAGTACGTCGGGATTCTCTACCTAAACGATGATTACGAGGGTGGAGAACTCTACTTTCCTGACCACGAGCTAGACATTAAGCCAAAAAAGTACGCATACTACGTATTTCCTGGAGGGGTAGAGAACGTCCATGGAGTCAGGGCTGTCCAAAAAGGTGAAAGATACACGATGGTTTCCTTCTGGGACTTTAAAGAGGCAGAGTACTCTGAAGAACGTCAAAATGAGTGGGAAGAAGAGTTTGCTAGAGTTAGAGAAGAGCAAGCTCACCAGAGAGAAGAATGGGAGAAGGGTAACACCACAGCATAATGATTGACTTCAGCAGACTAGAAAAACTTCACCCTATGGTTTGGGTATATCGCGGAGCTATAGAGAATAATGAAGAACTTCTAGAAAAAATTAAAGCCCTTCCCGAATGGAATTCTTGGTGGGTATTTGGGCACATCACTGATGCACTTGGCGGTGGCGACTACACTTGGGAAACCTTCCCCACTGAGGAAGAGTGGAATGCTCACCTAGAAATGATAGAAAGTCAATCAGGAAAAGAAAGATTTCCAGAAATAACTAAAGAGATAGAGCAGTATTTTTATGCAGCTACTAAGCCGTACATAGAAGAGCACGGTATAGAGTTGGATAACTGGATGCATCAAAATCCATCAGCTTGCGTTTACCGTGAAGAGGGTGGGGTTACTGATGACATGTCTATGCACTACCACACTGACTATCAACAGGAAAAAGCAGACGCTCGGGGATATAAATTTAGGGTTACATGCACTATGTATCTAAATGATGATTATGACGGCGGTGAGCTAGCTTTTGCAATTCTGGAGGATAGAGACAACCCAGAAAGTGCAATTAAATTTGATTACAAGCCAACAGCGGGAGATATTCTGGTCTTTCCCTCTATCAGTCCCTTCTACCATGGAGTAAAGAGACTTAGGTCTGGTGATAGATATTTCATTAGAAATTTTTGGTTAGAGTATTTTCCCGGCACACCAGAATGGCTAGCTGGCGAAGCAGAGCACGGGGAAGAGAAGTGGGCTGAAATGGAAAAGGCTCGGGAAGACGAGCAGCGTAAGAGTTGGAGGACTATTGAATAATGGAGATTCTAGAACTTCATCCTAAAGTTTTTGTATATAGGAACTACATAAAGAACGCCCGAGAACTTGTACAGAGGCTAGAAGACAAAGCAACTTGGGACACGTGGTGGGTCTTCGGGAAAATTGCTCAAAACGTAGGTCCATCGTATTCATGGGATTCGTTTCCTTCCCAAGAAGAATGGGAAGCACATTTAGAGCAGATTAAAGAAGAGTTAAACAGCGAACTACTAGATGAAATTGTTGAAGTAAAAAGAACTTTTTATGAAGTAACAAGCGACTATTTAAGTAAGCACAGTATTGATTTTGACACCTGGGTTATGCATGCCCCCTCTTTTAATGTGTACATACCAAACGAAGAAGAGCAGCCCGGCGACACCACCATGGGATTCCACACTGATTATCAGTTAGAAAAAGAAGAAGCCAGAGGGGACAAGTTTAAGCTAACTTGTACCATGTACCTGAATGGGGACTACGAGGGAGGAGAGCTGGCTTTTGTTATTACAGACAGTCCCGCAGACCCGTCTACCTACAACCTTATAAAGTATAAGCCGCAAGAAGGTGACATAGTTGTTTTCCCATCTACCCCTCCCTTTTACCACGGAGTAACTAAGCTTTTATCTGGAAACAGGTACATGGTAAGGACTTTTTGGTTAGAGCACTTCCCGGGCACCCCCGAATGGCTCGCAGGGCAGGCTGCAAATGGGGAAGAAGCATGGTCAGAGATGGAAAAAAGCAGGGAAAAAGAGTTTCTCCATTCCATGGACCGCATTAGGGATGAAGAACTTAATCTATAATTGTATTAGGCTTATCTAGGAGAACCCTTGCAATTAACCCAAGAAATTACTACTAAAGAAATAGTATGGCTAAAAGATGACGTTGCTTCGTTCCCTAATTTTATGGACAAAGAGCAGTGCGAACAAGTTATAGCTTTTTTTGAAGACCAAGGTACCGCCGAGGGTCACTGGATGCAGACCTGTTTCTATGACTCACTCGGGATGGCTCTAGTCTCCAGCGAAGACGCCCTTATGAGGTCTGGACTAGAAGATAGGCACCAAAACTATTTTGAATGGCTTCGCCTCGAGATTAAAGCTGCTATCGAACAAGCTTTTGGCCGAGAAGTAATCACTAACTCTACTCACGCTCAGAAGTGGCCAGTGGGCGCGTTTGCTAGGTGGCACTCCGACAACTCGGACCTTGAGGGTAACCCTTCAGCTTGGAGCGACAACAAGTTTGCAAGCATTCTTTACTTGAATGATGACTATGAGGGCGGCGAACTTATTTTTAGGGACTTTGATTTGGAAGTAAAACTCCCTCAAGGTTCATTAATAGTTTTCCCGGGCGGGATTGAAAACATTCACCGAGTAGAAGAAATCAGAGAGGGCAACAGAATTACTGTTGTTGGTTTCTGGGATTATGCAGATTCAGTCTATTCAGACGAAGAAATTGCAGCTGAGAGGCAGAG